CAAGCAACCCTCGCAATCGCCGCGTTTCACGGCGGGGCGCCCGGGTGCGGGTACGCCGCCACGTACCACTCGTCCGTCTTGTTCATTCCGTCACGGTGAAACGTGAGATCGTTGGACGTCCCGTACGCGTGCGTGAACGGGCCGCGTCGCAGGTACGCGATCTCCCACGGCTGGAAGCGCGGCGTGCCCGGCTCGAGCAAGCCGTCGTCCATCATCTGGTTGAACACCTCGAGCTGCGTGAACCGCCCGCGCTTGCGACATATCTGCACCGCGAGCCACAGACCGTACTTCGCGCGCCACTCGTCGGCTTCCGTCATGTCTACGGTTTCCTCCATCTTCTCGAGCTCTTCCACCAAGCGTTCGACCACGTCAAACGCCACATCTCGAAAGTCTCCCACGCCGCGCAGCACGGCATCAAACGGCTCGTCACCTATGCACGCCGCGAGCCTTCGATCGATCTGCGCCATGCGGTATCGATCATAGTAAAGCTCCACGTTAACCATCGCGCTTCTGCGAGCGCGCCTTCTCGAATCCGTTCGGGTAGCGACGCCGCAACTTGGCCATATTCGCCTGCGCCACTTGCTCAAGCGTCACACCCACGCGCTCGGCCACGCGGTCGAGATACCAAAGCAAATCACCAAGCTCCTCCATGATAGCGGCGCGCATGGCGTCGTCCATCGCGTGCCCGTGGTACACGACCTTCTTCACCTTGCCGTGCACCTCGCCGGCTTCCTCGCACAAACACCCGGCGTGGTACTCGAGTGGGAAGTGTCCCTCGGGGTTCGAGTCCGTGCGCTCCACGTGCTGGCGGTACACGGCGAACGTGCGAATGACTGGCACTTCCGGCTCGCGATCGATGTGAATGCCCAGCAAGTCGCCGCAGATGGCGCAGCGTTTGCCCGACGCCGACTCCCACTCGCGCGCTTGCGGGTGCTTGGGGCAGCTCACGCCGGCACCGCAACGGGTGTGGGGAACGGGTAATCGCCCGCTTCCGCCCCATTGAACACACCCATGGTGCCGTCCGCCTGCACCGCAAACGGCCCGAGCCGCCGCACGTCGAGCAGCCACACATGCCCGTCCTCGGCCGCGTCGAGCACACCATCTTCGCGCATCTCGGCGTGGATCGCCGCGAGCGTCGTCGCGCCCCGCTTGGCCACCTGGCGCACGCCCACGGCGATGCCGTACGCCACGAGGTAAGTGCGCTGCCTGTTCATCACGGTTTGCCTCGCCGGTTGTGGGCCGCCTTGGCCGCTTTGAGTTCCGCCTCGTATCCGGCCGGTCGCTTACCCGACAAAAAGTCTTCCTCGCTCATGCCCACCTTGGCTAGATACTCTGCCTTGCGCAGCCCGTGCCGCTGCGCCGCGAGCTTGAGCGCGCGGTGGCTCGCCATGCGGCGCCCGGCCACCGAGTGCATGTTGTTCCAGAGATCGAACTTCCCGTGGTACTTCGGCTCCATCACGACGTCACCTTGCCGGCTTCCACACGCAAGTGCTGCACCGGCTGCAAGAGTTCCGCGGCCTCCACTCGGTGAGAGATTACCACCACCGGGCGGTTCGCCGCGATCTGCCGAATGGCCTCGCACACCGCCGCCACGCCGTCCGCGTCGAGCGCGTCAAACACTTCGTCGAGCCACAAGGTGCCCGATTGCACACCCGCCGCCGCGCTCGCAACCTCTGCAAGTGCCAGCAAGATCGCCACGTCCAGCCGCCGGCGCTCGCCCCCCGACGTAGCACCGTAACCCTCGCCGCCCCCTGCTCCGTGCACCTCGATGGAAATGGCATCGCGCACGGCACCGCTGGCCTGCTCCGTGTACGGCTTGAGCTCGAGGCGCATGCCGGGCCCGGCGATCTGCCACAGCCACCGCGCCGCCGCCTGCTCGATGCCCGCCAACGCGTCGGTCAGGATCTTGGCGCGCACCCCCGTGAGCGACAACACGCGCTCGCACGCCTCGAGCTCGGCCACCGCGGCCGCGGCGTCGAGCACCTTGTCGGACAGTTCCTCGAGCCGCTCGTCCACCACCCGCTGATCGTCCACGGCTTCGGCCAGCACAACCTCGCAACGCTGCCGTTGCACCGCGTGCACCTCGGCGTCGCGCAGGTGCAGCATCCACTCGGAACGCCGCGCGGACAGTTCCTCGCGCTCCCCGGTTAGCTCCGCGAGTTCGCGCGTCACTTGCGCGGACTCGTAGTTGGTGGATGTCTCCGCGGCCAATGCCGCCGCACTGGCGCGGTTGGCTTCGGCGTGCGCCGCCGCGACGCGCGCCGGCGGGAACGGCTGCGCACACACCGGGCAATCGCCGCGCAAGAGCTTGGCCAAGTCCGCCGCGGCCGCGCGCGACGCACTTTGCGCGCGCTCGACCAGCGCGAACATCTTGCGATCCTTGTCGCGCAGCTGCGCCACACCCACGTCGACATTGCGGATGCTGACGTCAAGCTTGAGCAACTGACGCGTGCACACCTCCGCGGCGTGCTCCGGCTTCACGAGCCCGTCGAGTTCTGCCTTGGCGCGGGCGCGTCGCAACGTCTGTTCCTCGGCGCGCACGCGTTGCATGTCGAGCTCGCGCTTGGCGTCGTCGTGCGCGCGCGCAGCTGTCTTGAGCTCGGCCCGGCATGCGGCGAGCGCGACGTCGAATCGCTCGAGCCCGAACACCCGTTCGAGTAACCGCTTGCGCTCGGCGTCTGCCGCCGTCGTGAAGTGCGCGGCGTCGGCACTGGACAGCACGTGCGTGCGCCGCCACGTGTCGTGGTCGCCCACCACCGCCTCGATGGCCAGCTGCATCTTAGTGGGCGTGTCGTGCGTGAACGGGTCCCACGCGTACCCGTTGGGCCCCGGGTCCACCTTGCGCGCCATTGCAGACAGCGCCGGCTTGTCCTTCTCCGTGCGCTCGCGCGTGACACTCACGTCCTCCGACCACACGGACACCGTGCCAGCCTCGCCGCGTCGCCACGGCTTGCGACCGCGCAAGCTCTTGCCCCACACCGCCACGCTCACGGCTTCGGCCAGCGAAGACTTACCCGCGCCGTTGTACCCAGTGACGAGCACCACGCCGCGCGCGGGTAGGCTCACATCGAACCCCTGCGCGTATGACATGAAGCCCTGCCCAGTGATGCGCCGCACGATCATCGCGGCGATTCCACGGTCGTACGCAGCCGTTGCGCGAGCTTGTACAAGATGAGGTAACCCATGAGATCCCACACCGGGTCCTCGCCCGCGTCCCGCCCGCGCGCGATGCGCGACAGCTTGTCGTCAATGCGCACCTTGATCTGCTCGAGCGGATCGGCGCGCGAGAACACGCGCATGGGATCGAGCGCGGAATTCCCATACGCCTTGTTCTTCTCGCACAGCATGGTGGCGAGCTCCTCGCACAAGCCGCGAATCTCTTTCTCGAGCGGTGCCTTGCCTTCGGTCATGTCTCCACCTTCCAACACAAAAGACGTCCACTCAACACGACGTTCGACGCTGCTCTGGTCAGGATCGGGAACACACTGTCTAACCCACTTCATAGTTTGCTGCGCCCGGCTGCCGGTTTGCCCGTCGCACCAGTGTTGTGTGCCCCGGCAGCCGGACGCACTCGTTAGGTTGCGCGCCGCCCGTCCAGGTACCCCAGCACCCGCTCGAGCACTCGCTCGCGCGACACCCGCGGCGGCAACTCCGCGACGCCCACGTGCGCCCGCACGGCATCGCGCCAACCGTCCACCGACGTGCGCACCGCACCCCCCACCGCCGCCGCGTCCGTGGGCAGCGGCTCGGCGCACCCGGCCGCCAACCCCAAGCGCTCCGCGTCCTCGCGCACCTGCTTCTCGGCCGCGCCCAGTTGCGCCGCCGGCACCAGCCACCGCACGTGCAGGTATTCCGGGTCCACGGCCTTCACGGCGTCTAGGTACTGCTCGCGCGCCAGATCGCCGCGCACCGTAAGGAACCGCGGCCCGGGGATCTCCACGCGCCGCCACGTGCGGTCGTCGGTGTCGTACAAGATCAGCCCGCCGTATCCCTCGAGCCCGGGGTTGTCGTACCCCGTGGGCGCGAGCGCCCCGCACTGCACAATCGTGACTGAACTGCGGTTCCACGTTCGAAAGTTGTGCCAGTTGCCGCACACCGAAAACGCAATGCCGCGATGGCTCATGAGACTCGTAAGCTCATCCACCGGAATAGAGTCCGGTGCACCGCGCAGGAATTCCGCGGTGGACTCGTCGGACACCCCGGCATGGAATGCCAGGATAGTGTGCTTGGCGCTTGGCAACCCCATGCTCGCGATGGCCTCGGGTATGGCCTTGCTCGAGTCGCCGCGCAGGTACGGTACGAGCAACAGGCGCGCCGTGCCAAATGACTTGCCGACGAAACACACCGGCTTTTCCACCACCACGCAACGCCCGCCGTACTCATCATCGCGCAGCGGACCGAGCGCGTGATCGCCCTCGGCGTCGCTCGCCATGTCGTGGTTGCCGCGCAACAGGTACACCACGTTGGGAAAGCCGCGCAGCACTTCGGCCACGGCGGTGATCACCTGCGGCTCGGGGCGCACCGTGTCGAACAAGTCGCCGCACACCACGAACGCCGTGGCGCGTGCGTCGTTGGCTGCCTTTACCGCCCGGCGCAGCGTGCCAAGCACCAGCCGGCACCGGGTGTTGATCCCCGACACGAGCGGGCCCCCGTGCCGTTTGTGGTTGGCCACGTGACAGTCGGCCACGTACGCGATGACCGCCATTACTCCTGCTCCTCGCCGTTCTCTTTCGCCTTGCCTGCCACCACGGCGCCGCCCGGCCATCCTAGTTTGTGCAACGCCAGCGCGTGCGCCTTGTGCCCCCTCACCGCCTTGCCACGCGCGTCGCGCCCGGGCAACAGCCCCATCGTCTTCGCGTGCTCCACGGTGGTGTATTCGTTGTCCCAACCTTCGGCGTAGTTGAGCCGCACGCGCGCCTTGCGGTACGGCTCACTGAACCGCGACTTGCTGCACATGACGGTGATGATCTTGCCGAGGTGCCGGTTCGTCTTCGAGTCCTTGATTGCCTTGCCGCCCAAGATCTGCAACCGGTGCGACGCGTAGAACTTGGGGGCGTTGCCGCCGGCCGTCGTGGTGTTGTCCCCGAACAACACGCCGATGTTCGCCCGCACCTGGTTGAGCAACAGCAGGTGCGCGAGCTTGGGTCCGAGCAGCGCCATGATCTTGGGGAACTCCTCGGACATGATCAGCGGCACGTCCCCCACGCCGCGCTTGCCCGCCACGCGCTCCATGCCCGCGGCCGTCTTACTCGACGCGAGCGAGTCGTACGCGATGAGCATGTGCCCGCGCTTCGGGTCGTGTGCGCCCACCACCATCTTGATCTGCTCCAATGCCATCTCGAGGTTGCGCGGCTGCAACAGCAGCAGGTCATCCAGGTTCACGCCGAACAGCTCGGCACGCCCCTCGTCGAACTCGTACTCCGCGTCCACCATCACGGCCGTGCCGCCGTCGCGCTGGCACGACGCGAGCGCCGCGTATGCGAGCGACGTCTTCCCACTCGCGAAACCACCGTACAACTCACTCACGCGGCCGCACGGCAACCCGCCCAGCGGCTTGCCGCGCACGTCGCCCAGCACGTAGTGGTCTAGCACCTCGATGCCCGTGGGAATCACGCACGTGACCTTGCTATTGTGCGCGGCGCCCGCACCCATGCGCACGGCCGTGTGCTCGCCGAACTTCTTTTGCAGAAGCGCGAGCGTACGATCTAGTACGTCTTTGCCCATCACTCAGCCCTTTCGGGGGCCGTCTCTCCGGCCTGCCACGGCGCTTGGCTATTCGCGTTGCCGTTCGCCCCATTACCCCAGCCAATCAGGACCCGGGTACGAGCCGCACGTTCTCCCGGGAATCAACCGTCGCGCGTGGTTGCTTGCGCCACGCGCGGTTGTGGGTGCGGTGATGAATTCCTTAGTCTTCGTCGTCGGCCACTTTGCCGTCGTACACGCGGTCGGCCGCAGTGCGCCCGCTGCCACCGCGAGCGCCGGCACCCGCGCGCCGGGTCTCGCGCGCCGGGCGCTCGCCCGCCAGCATGGACTCGATCTCCGAAGCCGTGGGTGAGTCGGCGTACCGGTCCAAGTCAGGCATTGTCTTGAGCAACTCGGCGAGCTGGGCGTTGTCCGCGCACAGCGGGCTCGGTCCCTTGGGGTCGGTGCCGACGTTGTACTTGGTCTCCAAGTCCTTGCCGATCTTGGTGACGATCAGATCGATCCCGCGAATCGGGTCGACGAAGTTGATGTCGTCGCGCAGTGCCTGCAACGCCTTGTGGATCGTCACCTTGAACGGCCACGGCTTGATGCCCAGCTCGGGCGCGGCGCGCTGCAACACGTTGGCCACCACCTCGCGCTGCGGCGCCAGGTCCTTTGCGATCTCGCGCTCGAGTTGGTTGGCCGACTGCTCTTTGCGCCGCTGCATCGTGCACGCGGGGCACGGCATCTTCCCGTTGGTGTTCATGCTCGGGCAATTGAAGATCACCTTGCGCTCGAGCCCCGGCACTTGGATGAAGTGCTTCCACACCGTGCGCCACGGCTTGGGGGCGTGGCTCGCCCCGGTGCGTGCGGGCAGCATGCGCAGCACCGTTTTGCCCTGCTCGAGCTTGACCACCGCGCCCGACTTGCCGGCCTTCTTGGCTTCCTCGATGTCCTCGTCGAGTGCCTTCAAGTCGAAGTCGGCGTAGAGCGCCAGCGTTGAATCTGTTTCGTTGTTCGCCATTTGCTTTTCCTTTTCGCTTTCCTAGTCGTCGTTGTTCCAGTTGTCGTCACTGCTGCCTAGCCCGGCGTCGCGTTGCTGTTCGCGTATCTTGGGGTTGCCTTCCATCTCTTTCCGCACGTGCGCTCCGAGAGAAATAAGCATCTCTTTCTTTGCCTCGATGGCGCGCACCACGCCCTGCACCCGTACCTTTTGCACCTCCGCGTTGATCATTGCAAGCCTGGCCGCCGTGTACCGCGGATCGGTGCCCACGCGCGCCTTTAGCACGCTCTCGGTCGACTTGCTTCCCTCGTCGAGCAGGCGCTCGCGCCACTCGATGTACAGCCGCGCCTCGGTCGTGTCGAGCGCCATGTCGGCTTCCAGGTACGAGTCGAGCGCGTCGGCGTAGCGCGCGTTCCACGCGGCGAGATCGCTCGACAACCGCACGTACTCCGGCTGCAACTGCAGCGGGTCCACGCCCGTGCTCTCGCGCAGGAACTTGCGCTCCGCGTCCTCCGGCGGGTGGCGCCACCCCATCGCGTCCGCGGTCAGGTCCGCGCCCGGTACTTTGCTCAATGCCACACCCAATGCAAGTGGTCGATCGCGTACCCGGCGCACGCGCACGCCAAGCCGTACACTGCCAACACGAACAATGCGCGCCACGGAAACGGGTTGCCCATGCCGGTAGATTGCGCGCTCACAGCTTGTACTCCTCCATGTTTCCCCAACTCTCGCCGATCTTGAAGTCGACCACCACGGGGACGCCGTAGTTGTGGAAACCCGCCATCGTCTCGAACATGGCCTCCGCCGCCTGCGGCACCTGGTCCTTGCGCACCTCGGCGCAGATGGAATCGTGCACCGTGAGCACGATCTCCGCGTCGGTCTTCTCCTGGTCGAAGCGCTTCTGGATGACGGGCAGGCTGCGCGTGCAGAAGTGCGCCGCCGTTCCTTGCACGGGTGTGTTCCACGCGCTGTTGGTGGCGTTGCGCACCAAGCCCTCGGCGTTCTCGCCCTGGGCCCCAATGTTCGGCAGTGGGCGCCAGTTGGCTTGCTCGCCGTCGATGTACACCGGCACGCCGCCGTGCTTTTGCGCGCGCGACACGAACGCGTCAATGGTGCGCTTGAGCGTGCTGAACTTCCCCATAACCGCCTTGACCAGCACCTCGGCGTCCGGCACCGGTATCCCGAGCTTGCGCGCCACGGTGTACTCGGGGTTGCCCACCTCGTAATTGATCGTGAAGTTCAGCGTCTTCGCGTCACGCCGGTAGTGCTTGCGCGCGTCCTTAGTGAGCGCATCCCAGTCCTTCACGCCCCACACCACCGGGGCTACGAGCTTGGCCGTCGCCTCGTGGAAGTCGTGCCCCGCCTTGAACATCCCGATCATCACCGGGTCCTGCGAGAGCATGGCCGCCACGCGCAACTCGAGCTGCGAAAAGTCCGCCTCGAGCAGCACGCACCCCGGCCGCGCGCAGAAACAGTTGCGCGCCATGCGCCCGTAGAGTTCGTCCTTCTCGGGTGAAGGTTGGTTCTGCAGGTTAGGTCCTTGGGAACTTATGCGCCCGCTGCCCGCGCCGTCGGGCAGGTACGTGGTGTGGATGCGCCCGTCCGCGCGAATGGCGGCGCGCAATCCCTCGGCGTACGTGCCTTGCAACTTGCGCAGGTGGCGATAGGCAATGATGTCCTTGACGATCGGGTGCGCGTTCTTGTCCGACGCGAGTTCATCCAACACCGAGCGGTCGGTGCTCGCCTCGCCACTGTCAGTGTCTTTCTTCGGCTTGAGCCCTAGCTTCTTGAACAAGAGCTCGCGCAACTGCGGTGCGCTGTCGTAGTTGATCTCGCCGTACGGTTTAAGCCTGGCGCTTACTTCGGCAACCGCACCGTGCAAGTGCAACGCGAACGCGTCGA